ACAGAAGAGTACGTTCCCATCCTCAACTTGGTGAGCATGTCAATCTCTTGTCTGAAATCAATCTTGATAATTTTATTTCTAGCCGAGTTTTGTAATCCCTCATTCTCTTGATACAATTCAATGACTGGGGGATTCTTCTCCAAAGAATTGAGTCTATCAATGGAATTGAAATGATATCCATCATAGTTTTCATAGAAAAAATAACCAGCAGAACCACTCATCTTTCCATAAGCACCAGAGTCAATGTCAGCGACACCTCCTTGACCATCTGATGTAGTGCCGCCAGATGATTCTGTAGTTTTATTTTCTGCATCTTGCGCCACAGATTTTGATAACAACCCCTTGATAATTGAGAAGGGTGTCTTCTTACCTGGATGAAATTTAACCTGGAACAAAGCAGGATCTGTTTTGATTTCTTTTTCTGTCTTTAAATTATCTGACAATAAACTCTTGACAATAGCATCTGGTTTACCTGTCAACAACTTTGGCAACCGAACTGTCTCATTGATTAAAGCTTCTTTAGAAATCAATCCTAATTTATAATACTGCACTCGATCAGAACTTGATCTATCAGAGACTCGAAAAACTTTAAAAGTATATTCAATATCATCATCCATATCATTTGCTTCCAGTTTTATAGTGATGTCTTCATACCCTTGAATAGGTAGACTAGCAATCAAGTTTTCACCAGAATCAGCAACCAAAAGAGTTGCCTCTCTTGTAGGCAGATTTATATTTTCAAAGTAGTGCATAGTCTGCACCATGTCAATGATATCTTTCTCATCACCACCAATGGACTTGATGACGACACTCTTTGGTTTAAAACTAGCAGCGTATTGTAATTCGTGTTGCGCCATATTATGAAGAAGTTACTGGTCTTGACGTGTATGCACCATCTAAATTGTTATCACTACCCTCTGGAACAGAGGCGGATGACGAGTCAGGTGGTCTAGAAGTTGAAGAAGATGATTGTCTCTCACTATTTAACCTAGCAACACCAGCAGTTGAACCTTGAGTTCTTCTTCTCCTTTCTGGTGGTTGTAAAGATTGTTGCTGTGCAGTTGCTGCTGATGCCGCAGTCTGTCCACTAGCAGCAGCAGGTGGTTGTATATTTGCAGCACTATTTTTTTTATTTTTTTCTCTAGCAGTTTTTAAAAAACTTTGCAAGACAGCGGCATGTGTAGGATCACTTGGAGGTACTGGCGTGCCTCCAAACAAATTACCACCCAATTTAAATAAATCAAATCCTTTGGTTGTTTTATATGCTTCATACAACACACCTTTATGCATGAACTTCATCTTATCATGAGTTCTCATTCCAAAGTTTTGAGTAACTGCTTGAGAAGTTTCTGGTGTTACAGCATCTGAATTACTACTGGGTGTTGGTGAGGGTTCAGTTGGACCTGCAGTTACAAGTTCTTTTTCTGCCCACATTCTAGCATTAGCAATTCTAGCATCATAGCCAGGATCTCCTGGTTGTTCGCCAGATCTTTCAAAGTTTTGCAACCAACTTCTGGCAGCAGCGTCAGCATCTGTTACTTCTTTAAGTTTTGACCAGTCTCCTCTCTGTTTTGCCTCCCAAACCATTGCTTGAAGTTGTCCCTCCAAACTATATGGATCTAGACCCTGGTCCACTATCCATTTTTTGATTTTTGGCCAACGATGCACCTTATCCCATTGAGCGATTCCAAAGTGTCCCTCTGTATCATTTTCTCCAGTTCCAGTGTTATCTGCTCTTGGATTGAAAGTTGATTCTTGCTGTAAGTTTCCAGCAACACCTGCTGCTTGCTCTTTTGTCAAACCTTGAGACATAAGGTAATTCATTGTCATGTCACCACCTTCTCCCGTAAAGTTTGGAGAAGTTCCAGGATCACCACCACCACCACCGCCACCTCCACGGCGACCTCCAGTAGTAAGCTTCTTTAACTTATCAAATAAGTTACTGAAAAATCCTTTCTTCTTTTTCAGTTCTTTACTTTCTTTTTTCCCATCTTTGTCATCACTTTTTTCTGACCCCATACCGCCACTTGCTTTGTTCACCAAGTTGTTTGGTAGTCCAAAGACATCAGCAATAGGTCTAGCAACTTTAGCTACCTCACCAGCAACATCAGAATTTTCTGGTCCTAATTGAGTAATTAATTGATTGACTGACGACAAGATAGTACCACCAGCAACCATCATAGGTAATGACATAGCATCCATCAGTGGTTGTGCCATAGAGTCAGCAACACTACTAGATTTTGACCCCATACCAAGATTGAGACTAGTAAATCCTACTTTACCTCCAAGGGATGAAGTTGCTGGTGGTTTTGATGGAGTTCCTGTCTCAAATTTAGGAACTGCAGGAGTCTCTGGTACAGGTCTGACCTTACCATCCATGGCACTAGGTTGACCTTGAGTGTAGTTATTGTCAAGTGGGATGACCATCTCATCACCATGCAACTTGGCAAGGTATCCCTCATCAGGTCCAGAAATGATACCACCTGTTTCGGCTTGAGGCATGTACCTATCTTGCTGCTGGAACTCAATGTCCTGTGCAGATGTAGCAGCAGGACTTGGTTCACCTAAATTCAATTCTGCATCGGATTTATCATCAAGACTCTCGTCTACTTCAGTAGTTACATCATCAAAGTCTCCAGAGTCAGCAGCATCTCCTTGTTGTTTCGCTGCTGCCATAGACTTTGAAGTTTCCGCATCATCAGTCATCTTCTCTTGAAGTGCTGTCTGTGCATTAATAGCAGCAACAATAGCATCAAGCTTTGCCTCAATACTATCAGTTCTCTCACTCAACTGGGTGACAACATCAGTCTTGATTGCTTGGACACCATCAGCAATGACTTTAGTCTCACCAATAGTATTATTGATAGACTGTGCTGTCTTCTCAAGTGATGAAGCAATAGCAGACACCGCAGTAAGAATATCCTCTCTCGACACTCTACCACCGCCGCCACCAGACGCTGCCTTGGCAGTCTTCTCCTCCGTCTTGGCAAGCATCCTCTCTTGAGTGACAGCCTTCCTCGCCTGCTCAAGGTCAAAGGGAGACATCTTCTTGGGTACTACCTCTGTCTCTGCCTTCGCTTCCTTCTCTGGTGGTCTCTTGGCACTAACAAATGCGTAGTTATCAAACTGTTTACGAAATCTTTCGACCTCGTTTAGTTTCTTGATCTCTTTACCCTCGGCGTCTCTGTTGTCTACAAAGTTCCAGAACTGTGCCTTCGGATTCTTCAGCAGTTTGACACGATCAACTGCTGCCTTAATGTCTTGCTTCTTACCTGATAGATATGACCCACCGAACTTACTCTTCAGTGCTGCCTTAAAAAAGTATCCTTTCTCTACACCAATTTCTTCCAGACTATCATAGCCTGCTTTCTTTGCCTTCTCTTCTGCTAACTTCCTCTCATCTTCAGCAAATCTACGCGCAGCAATAGCTTTGGAGATCAGTGACCCAAGATGAGTCTGACCTCCTGTTGTATCTGTAAAGCCTTCTGTTCCTGCTGCCATTTGCTAGTCCTAGTAGTGTTATTTAGTTCAAGCAAGTAACTTTTGCATTACCAAAGTCTTTGTCGCATTTGTTTTACGACCTCCACCTCCACCAGTTGATCCGCCACTTATTATTACTGGAGGAGGAGGAGATTCCTGAATGATAATGATGGGACCACCACCATCCTCATCATCTTCTTCTTCATCATACATAAGAATCTCTGGTGTATATTGTCTAGTAGCTTGAATCAATTCACTAGTAGTTGTAGAAGCATTGTATGCATCAAGCATGTCAGATACTGGTTGGAAAGAAGCAACCAGATTCTTCATGACCTTTTCTTTTCCTTTATCACCAACAATAATACTTGTTGCTGTTGATGGAGTGTCTCCACCTTCACCATACAATTTACTTCCTTCTTGTGGTGCTTTACTACCATTCTCATCATATAATCCATGGGCAACTGAAGCATTAGCGCCAGAAACTTTAGCTGTGACACCAAAACCACCAGTGCGGTACTTCAAGTCTTCAGTCTTAAGCGGGAAAGGAACCTTTGCTCCTGGATAAGCTGCACCACCAATCTGCAAGTCAATACCTCCTTGCGATCCACCTGCAGTGTGTACTTCTTGTCCCCTCTTCACTTTCCGTTTGATATCTGCTGGACTGTCAGACTCCTGAACATACTGTCCCAGTCTACCAATGTAGATAGTTTTTTTACCTTTGTAGTGATTGATTACTTTCTCTGCTACTGCTCTGGCATCAGCGTTACCACCAGGAGACGTGATGTTACCATCTTTATAACTTCCTGGAGCAATGTGAAAGTGAATGCCATATGATGCGCCAGAATTACCTTGGATAAACTTACCATCACCACCCACATCTCCACCAGTTCCAATCCCATCACCAACATCAACTTCATTTGGCATAGTAATACCAAATAATTTCAAAGCACCACCGAAGAAATCAGTAATGTTTCCCTTCATCTTTTCAAGGATAGACTCGTTGCCTTTCACTGTACCACCTTCAGGTCCAAACTCATCTGGATCTATATTCTCATCTTCATCTTCGGATTTCTTTTTAACATCTTTAAGTGTGCTATCAATGCCAGCAAACGATCCACCAACATTTGTCTGCGCTAGTGTAGTAGGAACATCAAAGACATTGGTTAAAGATCCAGCAACTTGCTTAAACATAGGAGCAATCAATGCTGCTGCTGGTCCAGCTTGCGTCAAGAAGTTTGATGATGCTCCGATCAATGCACCACCAATAGGTGACAGCAAATTACCCGCCATGTTTTGATTACCAGTTCCTGTTTCAAACTTATCAGCAGGAATAATCGCTTCGGTGCCATGAAGCACAGCAAGTCCTGGTTTAGTAAGACCACCAGTTTCTTTCTGTTGAGTTTCATCTAAAATTTTCTGATCTTGAGCGGTGAATTCTCTACCAGTAATAGCATTGAAAATATCATACATTAATAGTCCAGTATCAGCAGCGATGGATACTGCTTCAGCCGCTGCAGGTGCGATAGCACCAACACCACTAACTGCGGCAGGAGAAGTGGCAACGGTAACCAATCCAGCAGTGCCACCAACACCAGCAAGCCATGCTCCTACAGCA